TTGTTCAACCACCGTACCCACGGGTTTGCCGTGTTCTTCGTCATTTTCAGTTATCAAATGTCCTATGCCGCAAGTGGGTAAGCCAAGGTGGTCTAAATATACCTCATACTTACAACCCTCGTCAGCGGCTATTTCTTCGCGTAATACATCTTTGTTCATTTTACGGGTTCCCTGTTCCTAACAGACCTGCCGTTGGGCCTCTAATGCCCAAGGCTTGAGCTACGCCGGGGTTTGCTGCTGCCTGTTGTCTTATGTTTGGTTGTTTTCCGCCCATTGCCTGAGTATTTGGAGCTAATGGTTGCGCGACATTTACTTGACCAATACCTGATGAAGATAAGGGAGAGTTCATGGTGCCTTGTATCTGTGATAGCTGTTGCCCAAGACCAGAATTATTAACAACAGCTTCTAGTTGACTTGAAGCTGTATTATAACCCTCTTGAGCTAACTGCCCGGGAAGCTGTGTCATCAATTGTGTAATAATCCTCCCCAAAATTTCCGCTCTCTTTTTCGGGGGAACACCTTTGATCGTTTCCTCATATTGGTTTAACACTTGCTTGTAGTAAGGAGCAGAAGTGAGAAATCTAGTAAACAGTCCATACTTCGCAATTTTGCCAAGATTGTTTAACGGGCTTGCAGCAATGTTTGCAGCTACAAGATCACCGCCTTGTGTTGTTTTGGCGTTGATCGCAAGAACACGACCAAACTTCTCCATGTCCTTTCCCATTTCTTCGCCAAATATTTTTCTAAACTTTCCACCAGATGCAGCATCATTAAAATTTTTAGAAAAAGCTTTAATAGAATTTCCATCAACAAAAGTATCTCCACCAAAGTCACGCAAAACATTGTTCATATAATATGAGCGAATTTGATCTAGGGCTTCTGTGTCACCTTGCTTTTGGAACAAATCTATTACAGAGCTAATGACTTGAGGCTGTGCAGTAGGTGACGCTATATATTCCGCCGCCTGTATGGGCCTCCCTGCAAGAGTCCCATTATCTAACATCTTCAATGTTCTGTCATTGACAAAATTATTTAAATCATCTTGAGCAGTTTTAACAGAGCGGAGAACGCCAGCTATTCCGCCTTGCGTTCCTCCACCTTCTTGCACGGCTCTTAATATGGCATCTTCACTCATGTTTGAAGAAGATGACTTTTCTATCTGTTTAGCTAACGCTCGTATTTGACCGACATTAGAGCCAAACAATGTATCAGCAGTTTTACCAAGATCAGTAATTGATTTAGCAAAAGCCTTTCCTGAGAACATTCCTGCTTCAGCACCGTCAGGAAGAGTTTTTTGCATGGCTGTTTCAAGCCAACGAGTCGCTAATAAACCCCGCAATTGTTCGGATTGTTCTTTGCTGCCAAAATCTTTTACTACATCAATAGCTCTTATGAGAGATTGAGGTTTCCCGTTCTTTACCAAAGCTGTCATAAAGTCTAGGTTTGGTGGGATAGTGCCGTCTCTTGCCATTTTCTGAAGGTCTTTAATTCGTATTGCGTCTTGCAAATTGTCAATTGCTGTTTGCCCTCTTTTAAAGAAACTACGAGCTTCAGAAATACCCCTAGATGCTCTTTGTAACTGCTCCAACCCTTCTGGGCCAAGAGTTCCTTTAGACACTTGCAAGGCTTGAGCTTCAAGAACTTTAGGGTCAAGCAAACTGTCTATTTCATCAATAGCTTTTTGTAGCTCTCTCATTCCACTGGTGGAGCCACTTGCCATCTTCCCATCATTTAAAGTCTTGCGTAAGTTATAAAGTTGGAGAAATCCAGTTCTGTTTCCTCCACGTTTATAAGCTCCGATACCTTTAATACCGTCAATAATAGCAGCATAATCAGCAGCAGCACTTTCTCTGCGGCCTTCAGATGTTGACCTAGCAGCAGCAATCGACCCTGCATTTTCTTTTTCAAGCTGTTTAGAAAGTTCAAAGAGTTTTCTTGTATCAATAAATTTTTCTGATCCTATTGCAGTGCCTACAAGATCCTCTATGTCTTCAAATTTCTTCGCTGCTGCCTTGTCAAAAGCTTTGCTTGTATCAGTAAGTATTTTAAACGAGAACTCGTCTACATCTGCACCTTTCATAGCAGCGTCCATGAACTGATCAGTAGCGCCAACAAGCGTTTTTACCACAGCTTCTCTGGCAGCTTTTTCAGTAGCTTCCAAGCCCTGTCTTGCTCTAAATACAGAGTCCAGAATTTGTTCGCCAGCCTCTTCACTATCAATCCCTCTAAGGCCAGAGGCTCTGGTGCGGAAATCTTCTAGGATTTTTTGCATATTGTCATAATTATTTTTTAAGCGATCAGAAGATCCAATCACTTTCTCCATAATTTTTGACTGTCTAGCTATAATAGAGGGAGTCCCTAAAGCTCCAAGCTCGGGGGTTATTGGAGCGTCTATCATCTCTCCAGTGGTAGGATCTTTTACTTTGTATGTAAGAGCTTCGCCAGCAGCAGTTAACTCTTCATTTGGTAGTTTCTTTACAGACAATCCTTTTCTTCCAGCGCGGAACAAAGCCCCGGCTAATCCAAAGGTAACTTCACCAGCAAGTGTAATACCTCCTTCTATAGCTATATCTTTAGCAATCTCTCCAGCAGATTGCGTTGAAACTCCAGCTAAACCTTCCACACCCTCTTCTGCTGCTGCGCCGCCCATAGCTCCAAGGACAGAACCACTAATAATGCCAAGAGGTCCGAGAGGAAGACCTGCGATAGCCCCCGCTATACCACCACCAACCTCTGGAACTATGCCAGCGAGGTCAGCAAAGTCATAACGAGAAAAACCTTCTTCATCAATAAGGGTGTCTTTTTGAAGATCCATACCAAGCTTTGATCCGCCCTGCTTTGTAATAGCAAGCCGCCCTCGTTGGTCACGAGTGTAATCGCCTTCGCCAAGACCGTACAATTCTTGTAATTGTTTTTCTTCTTCGTCTGCCGTTTCTGCACCAGAAAGAGCAGCGCGAAGAGTTGCGTTTTGAATGCCCGATTTAGTATCGAACAATTGTTCGGTTTCTTTTTTTAAATTTGATTTAGGACGAGAAACATCCAGCTTAGATGAATAATTTCTAATTGCTTTTTTTATTCTAATAGTCTCATATGGGCTAGGAGAATCTCCAGCTATTTCAAATGATAAAGCCTGCCCATCGGGAGCGGTAAAGACGACTTCACCCATTTAATAATCTCCCTGACCAAATCTTATAACACCATCATCTCCGGGTTCGTTCGGTATTTTATTATAGGGGGAAGCAGCCAAAATTGCATCCATCCTAGAAACTGTCTGATTGTATATATCTTCATTTCTATACATATCTTTTAGCTCATAAAAATCTGAAAGCTCTTGCTCAAGTGAATTTAACGGAGCGTTAAATATAGTACGCAACTCAGCCAATTTAATTCTGGCTGCTCTTGGATTTCCTATAATATCAATCTTTCCAAATGATGTTGCTAAATCTTCTCTGTCTTGATTTGAGATGCCGTTGCCTGTTTCTTGCGTAGCAAACCTTTTATTTTCCATAATTAAAACATTTAAAATAGCGTTTGCCTGATCTTCAGCCGAAACACCTTTTAGCTCTTTAGCAAAAAGAGCATCTGGATCTGCAACCCCACCAGCAATAAGAATATTTTTACCTCTATCTAACAAAATCCTTGCTGCTGGCATTCCACCTTCTTCAATGTCAGCTAAAAGTGCATCCAGCCTTCCCATAGCCTCCTGACTTCTTTGCAGCTTTACATAAGAATTTGCTATTTCAGCGCCATCCTGTCTTGGATTTGCGTACACCTCCCTTGATCCATCATCTGTAAAGCCAATTCTTATTTTTTGTTGAGTGTATTGTGGAGCGCGATTGTATTGAGAGTCTACTTTAGAGCCTTTTCTTTTAGCCTTGTCAGCTTCAATAAGAGCATCGTTTCTAGCCTTGGCATTTTTAAATCCATATTCAACTGCTAGTTTTTCTCTATCAAATGCTTGCTTTTCAGCATTATCAGTTAGGGTGTCTCTACGAGACTGCATATAATCTAAAATTTGATCTTTACGATTTCTTAAATAAGTGGACTGATCAACCAAAAACTTTTGTCTTGCAGAATCAGCTTCACCAGCCTTTCCAAGAGCATATCTACCCGCAGCAATCTTTCCTTCACGAGCTTCTTTTCTGGCTTCAGCCATAAGAGGTAACGCTTTTTCGCCTGCTGCTCCAACTGCACTTAACATATTTCCAACATTAAAACCTCTGCCAGCTTTATTCTGCATAAGAGCCAAGCCAAATGCCGTAAGCGCAGCTTTGTTGTCTGGATCACCAGAAATATCAATGCCTGTGGCCTCTGAAAATTCTTTTTTATATTCCGCCATTGATTTTGCACCAGATGGAGCAAGACCTACCATATCATTGTAAGAGTCTAAGGCAGACTTCATTAAATCTATACTGCCAGAACCTGTTTCAACTTTGCTATCGTCAGATCCTGTACCCGAGCCTGCCCCTGATGTATCTTCGTCAAATATTCCACGCTCTTCGCGCTCAATTCTGGCATTAAACTCTGCCTCAGACTCATCCGCTCTTTTTTGGCTTTTACTAACGGTTGAAGAATCTTCAAATATTTCGTCAGGATCAGAAGAAAGCTCTAAAGGCACAGTCCCACCAAATGTTTCTTGCCCCGGTTGATCAGATGTTCCTGTTAAAGGCATTCTTTCAGCATCTAATCCACCTCTTCCGCCAATAGAAAAAACATCTACTTCCGTGGGAGCCAAATCAAAAGCATCATCTTGTTCCTGAAAGGGAGATACAGGGGCGCTGGCAGCTTCCATTCTCGCTTTTAAGACTGGATCTGTTGCAAATAATTGTCCAATGCTTGATTGTCTTATTTTATCAACAAGTCCACTTTCTGATTCTTGAACAGGGACATTAACAGGGTTATTTCCTACTCTGCCCAACCCAGCGGCCTGTCTTATTTTATTTAACATAGAGTCAGGCATTGAAGAGCCTGTCATTGTAGATGCGCCACCAGACAACATAGGGTCTTCATTCTGAACTACTCTTGGTTGAATCCTATAACCTGACATGGGGTTATATGAACCAAGACCAAACTGTGGCAATGTTTTCTTAGCCATCTAAGCTCTCCTATTTACTGCCAGTTGGCTTAATGCCCTGCAAGGCAGTATATGCTCCCACACCTGCTAAGAAAGGATTTGTTGCCGGAGTTG